AAACCGCAGAACACGGACTTGTCTGCCTATGTCCTTTCCTATACCTGGTCGGGCGATGTGGAGCAGGCCGGGAGAAAGCTGGAATTTGATATCGCCTATACCACGAAAGACAAGGACTGGACGAATGCCGTTCTGGAGCTGGGAGATGAAGTGTGTTTTTCCTATACCGATGAGGTCACGCAGGAGACGTACCCCGTTTTCCAGGGGCGCATCTTTTCCCGGAGCCGGGACAGCGAGTCCTATGCCATGCGCTTTGTGGCTTTCGACAACATCATCTATCTGGCCAAATCCCGTATTACCCGGAAATACGCCAATGTGACCGTGGCTGATGCCATCCGGCAGACCATCCATGACTTTTCGATTGAAGCCGGGACGATGCCGGACCTTTCTGTGGTGTGCAGTTTCATTGCCGATGACATCTCAGCAACTGATGCCATCAAGCAGGCCCTGTCTTACCAGTCGGCACAAGATGGCAAGGGGTATCACATCTACATGACGGACGGGAAGCTGAATGTGGTCTGTACCAATGACCAGGTGGTGGAGAACTTCCTCATCAGCGATGAAACGAATCTCACCGGGGCATCTGTGTCCGAGTCCATCGAAGACATGGTGTCGAAAGTGGTGGTCGTAGACAGTGCGGGCCAGACGAAAGGCGAGATGCCGAATGGCACCGACATCGAACGATTCGGCACCATCCAGGCCATCTGCAAGGCCGACCCCAAGCAGGACGATGCCTCGCAGGCCCGGGCCATGCTGAAGACCGTTGCCCATGACATGTCCGTCAAGGCGCTCGGCCATATCCAGTGTATTGCCGGTTTTTCTGTGGATATCCAGGAAGAACAGCTCAAAGGGCGGTTCTTCATCAAGTCGGACAGTCATCGGATTGAGGGGAACAAGCACACGATGGATTTGCACTTAGTCTTTAACAAACTGCTGGACGAGCAGAAGCAGGAACTCGATAGCGCGTCCTACAACGCCAATCCGGATTACGTACCACCTAAAACAACCAATTCAGGCAGTATGAGTGGTACTTCATTGGGCGGAAACGCGGCCGGAGGCGATGTAGTGGATTCCTGCATGGAAAGTTTTGATGGCACCGTGTCGCCTTATGGCTCTGAAGGCTGTGTGGACCGGGCGACGATTGCCGCGGCCGGGTATTCGCCCTTTGCCGCCCAGGAATATAACAGCAACGTCAAAGGCTGTGACCAGCTCCGTGCCGATGCCGAAGCCCAGGGATTGGCGATTCCCTACGACCCGGCACAGCTGGAGAAAGGCGACATCATCATGTACAACCGCTACAGCAAGCCGGACCCGAACTGGCATGTCGTGGCCTATGATGGAAATGGCGGCTGCTGGGGCAACAGTTCAAGCGTGTACGGGTGCTGCCACCATTACGAAGGAAGCATCGACATGGGGAGCGACTACTATCCGGCGACCATCATCAAGACATCGAGGGGGTGACGGGAGATGCAGAAAAATCCATATATCAGCCTGCTGAACCTCATGGAGCAGGTATCGAGGAGCAGCAACAGCCCGTCCATCCAGATTGGCGAGATACTCCAATCCCCGCCGGACATCCAGGTGAAATACAATGGCATCGTCCTGACCAAAGAGGAACTGTGGATTTCCCATTACCTTCTGGCAGGCTACGGAAGAACGGCCCGCGGCCATCTGGTGTCGGCTACCCAGAACCGGGAAGGCGGCAGCGGGGATGCGGCGTATCAGTCGCATAACCACGACATCCATAACGACTACACCGATTCGGTGATTACCACGGATACCCTGAAGCCGGGCATGAAAGTCGCCATCATGCCCATGCTGGTGAACGGAAAAATCCAGCAGTATGTGATTTTAGATGAGATTGTGAGGTTGGACGGATATGGCTGATCCTTTTGTGGCCTTGGCATCCGGAGCAGATGCCCGCGCCAGAGAAATATTGCCGCTCCTTTCGGAATACGGCTATGACTTTGAGAAACATCGGTTCCGCTATGACGAGAACGGGAACAACATCACCGTGACAGAAGATGAAGCTCTCAAGGTGTGGATCTATAAAGCCCTAATGACGGAACGATACCGGTATCTGGCCTACCATGATGAATACGGCATTACCATTGAACCCTATCAGGGAACGATGCCCAACAACGTCTATACGGCAGACCAGATCTGCCAGAACATCCGGGAGGGGCTGGTCGTCAATCCCTATATTGCCCGGATCAACCGGGTGGATGTGGAAAAGCGGGAGAAAGATGATTTGTTCATTCTGGTGGATGTGACATCCATTTACAGCGACGAGAGCATCACAGTTACCGCAGAAAGGAGCCTTGCATGAGCGATTTGTTCGATGCCCAGACAAAAGACCAGATCGAGAACCGCATGGTGCAGACCCTGCACACGCTGACCGATACGGACAAGACGGCTATCGAGGGTTCTTTTGCCCGGGATATGATTGATACCAATGCTGTGGAATTCGAGAATAGCTATGCCGAGATGGCCATGCTCCGGGACGCGGCGTTTGCTGAAACTGCCTGGGGTGACTATCTGACGCTCCGGGCCGAGGAATTCGGCATCCAGAGGAAACAGGCCGTGAAAGCCAATGGACAAGTGATGGTCTCCGGGCAGTCCGGGGCCTACATTATACGTGGCAGCCTGTTCCAGACGAAAGACGGGCTACGGTTCTACACGACAGAATCTGCTACGATTCCATCTGATGGAACGGAAGCAGACATTGCTGTCCAGGCCGCAGATACAGGGGCGAAAGGGAATGTGGCACCGGGGACGATTACGGAAATCCCTTATTCCATTCCCAACGTGTACAGTGTGACCAATCCGGAAAAATGCACAGATGGGGCCGATGAGGAAACCGATGCGGCTCTCCTGGCACGGCTCCTGTTCCGGGTTCGCCAGCCCATCACGTCCGGCAACGCCAACCACTACCGCTCCTGGGCCATGTCCGTGGACGGGGTTGGCAACTGCAAGGTCATCCCGCTCTGGAACGGGAACGGTACGGTGAAAGTCATCATCGTGACGGCAGAGAATGAATCGGCCTCCAGCGAGCTGATCCAGAAAGTGGCCCGGTACATCGAATCCCAGCGGCCTATCGGGGCCACCGTGACCGTGGTATCTCCGGCACCCGTATCCGTAGATATTACGGCAGAAGTGTACGGCACCGTCAATGCGGATGCGGTGACGGCCACTGTGTCTGCCTATTTCAAGAATACAGGTTTCAGCCTGTCCTATGTCAGCCTGGCACAGATTGGGCGGCTCATCCTGAGTGTGAATGGGATTACAGACTACCGGAACCTGAAACTCGGCGGCAAGGCGGAGAATATCCGCCTGACCAATGAGCAGATCCCGGTAGTCGGGAAGGTGGTGCTGAACCTTGTCAGCGAATGAGTGGATGAGACAGCAGCCCATTAATGTGCTGGACTATCTGCCAAAATTCCTGGGGCAAGCCCCGATGTTCAAAAAGACGGCGGATACCTGCAGCACGGAGCATAACCAACTGCGGCTGGCTCTGCAGGACCTAGCGGACAACTTCTTCGTGAACACAGCCACCTGGGCACTGCCACTCTATGAATCGTTTCTGGGCATCAAACCAGGTGACGGGGATACCGACGAATTCCGCAGGCAGCGGATCCTCTTCAAGCTGCAGCATGTGGATGTATCCACGGTGGATTTCATGAACTCCATCGTGAACCTGTACAGCGTCGGCCACATCGAGGAAGTGAACGAAGAATATTATTTCAAGGTGTACTGCATTATGAATGACAAGGATACGGAAACGCTCTCGAAGCTGATTGCCCAGCTCGACATCTACAAGCCGGCCCATCTGGGCTATGCTATCTATCTTGGCTATTCCTGGAACGGGAAGATCCATTGGGATGGCGAGGCGACGTTCTCGACAGCGACGATTGTATCCGGGAAAGGAGTGACGGCAAGTGGCTGAGTATATCAAGGAGAAGTGGTCGGCAGATTTTCCGGACCGGGCCGGGCAGGAAGTCCGGCCAACAGAAGCCGTAGAAAATACGCTGGATTATGATGTGCTTTTTCCCCAGTATCTTTCGGAAGACCCCGTCGTCTTCAATCAGCAGAACAGGACCGTGTCCCAGCTGATCAGTAATGATGCACGGCTCTATGAGCGGATTTCTGCTACGGCAGCCGACATCAATGCCCATCTGACCGATGCCAAGGCCCATGCCAGCGGCATCAGCGGCAATGCGGCCAGTGCGTCGAAGCTGCAGACGGGGCGGAAAATCCACCGGGTGCTGTTTGACGGCACGAGGGATATCGCCCTGCCGGATTTCAGTGGCTGCGGCGAAAAGACAGCAGGCCAGAGCGGTATGGTCCCGTCACCGTCTGCGGGGAAGCTGAATACGGTCCTGCACAGCAACGGCAGCTGGGGCAAGGTCACTTATGCGGATATGGACGAAGAGGCTGTGGCAAAAATCCAGGCTTGTCCGTTCCCTGTCAATGCCATCTACATTTCTACGGACGGGAAGAATCCCGCAACGTATTGGCCGGGTACGACCTGGGTGGCCTTCGCCATGGGGCGGTGCCTGATCGGAGCCGGGGCAGCAGACAGCGGGACAATGTACAAGGCCGGGGACAAGCTGGGCGAAGAGAAGCACACCAATACCCTGGCGGAAATACCGATTCACAAGCACAGTGGTTCAACGGCTAAAAGTGGTGGACATAATCATAACCGAGGGGACATGGAAATCTGGGGGAACTTTGGGGGAGATGATGCCGTGCGTGGCCAACAGGGGTTACCTGCGCCGGGAGGCTCCTTTTATCCAGGCGGAATTGCCAGATATGATGCTAAATCTGGATATGATGGCGATGAAGATGGCGTCGTAGTAGAATTTCGTGCTTCCCGCACCTGGTCTGGGAATACGTCCTGGAATGGAGAACATGCGCATACCTTTGATACAGGAAATGCCGGGGGCGGTACAGCCCACAACAATATGCAGCCGTCTATTGTCGTGTACATATTTCAGCGGACGGGATAGGAGGTGAGAAATATGGCTGAATGGTTACAGATGGCCGCATCTCTGGTATCGGTCCTGATGCTCTGCGGCGTTATCTTCAATTTCAGCGTCATCAAGCCCTTAAATCAATCAGTACGGAGCCTGCAGGAGTGCATTGATCATCTGCGCAGGCAACTATCCGATACGGAATCCAAACGGCAGCAGATGGCAGAGCGGTTGTCCCGGGTGGAAGAAGCTACGGGGCACGTACAGCATCGCCTGGATGTGATTGAGCAACGGCAGAATGAGTAGGAGGTGATAGAATGGGTTTTTCGGTCATTCAAAACCGGCTCTTTTTGACAAGAGGGGATTCTGCTGAAATCACGCTGATTATTCGGGACCGGGTGACAGGTGCCATCTTTATCCCAGGTCCGGATGATCAGCTTGCTTTTACCGTTAAGCGGGAACTTTCAGATGAAAAGACAGTGATAGAAAAGCATCTGGATAGTGGTATTCTGCGCCGAGAAAATGACTGTGTTCTGATCCTGATACCAGAAGATACAGCACAGCTTCCATTTGGAACCTATTGGTATGATGTAGAATTGGTGCTGGACTCTGGGTATACAGACACGATCATTCCACCCAGTCCCTTTATTATAACGGGAGAGGTAACGACCCATGGATAAGTATAAAGGCACTATAAAGGGAATAAGTACTCTGCAAGGGATTCTATCCATGCCGGTGGTACCTTCCAGAAATTATCAAAAGAAGGTGGTCATTCCTAATAAAGAGAAACAAATCATCCGACCAGATGCAGGCTACGATGCCTTGCAGCGGGTTACGGTAGCTGCCATTCCGTCGAACTATGGCAGAATTAGCTTCAATGGATATGAGTTAAAGGTTGAGTAAAGGAGAATAACATCATGGCGAAAAATTTAAAAATCAATTCCGTAGTGTATGCAGAAGTCCCTCAAGTTTCGATTCCACTAGCAGAAGGAGAGGGAGCCGCCACTTTTTATGATACAACGGGGGCGACTGCAGTATCTGCGGATATCCTGAATGGGAAAACTGCATTCTTGG